CTGTTGTCCGCCGGATGCACGTTGCGCGCGGAGTCGAGTGCGGCCCGGATAAAGGTCCGGCCCATGTTTCCCCAGGTGGGTCCCTTGACAGAGTGCAGGCCGACGTTCCACCAGATCTTGCGTTTGGCAAACGGGCCTTCCATCACCACGCCCTCGCAGGCGAGGTAGACCGCGCCGGTCTCGAAACTCTGGGTGGCCCAGCCGCCGGTCCAGCCTTGGCTGGGATCATCGAAACCGCCCGGCTTGATGCTCAGGCGCAGCTTGGCCGCCGTGTTGCGGGGGATGAGGTCGAAGGACTGCTGCTGTTCAGCGTCGTTGAAATCGTTCCAGTTGGACATGGCGGCTTACTCCTGGGATGCGTGGAATTCGGGGGTGGTAGTCGGAAAAGCGGTGGCGTGCGCAGCAACGGCGTCGCGGCCGAGGCACTTGGCGATGAGCTTTCCGAGGTGGGGTTCTTCGATGGGGTCGAGTCGGCCGCTGCGGTCCTTGCTCGGGAACCCCCATGCGTTGTCCGCACCGGTGACAAAAGCGCGGTACGGCGTGCCGTCGTCGGCCTTCAAGATGGCCAGCGTGATGACTTCATCGAGCACGCCCGGCAGTTCAGCCGAGGTCTTGGCACCTTCCAGCTGCAGCTGGTAGATGCGGCGGTTGAAGTCATCCAGCTTCTCTTCGAGGATGCAGACGTAGATGACGTGCTTGTCGCGCACGTGCTGCAGGTGCGTGAGCGCGCCGATCATTTCGGTGCCGAGCAAGCCGTAAGCGCCCCTCGTGTCGGGCTTGCCGGTTTTCTCGGAGAAGGCCGCAGGCTGGGTCTTGCACCAGGCCAGGCACATCCGCGAGAGCACGGTCAAGGAATCGACGAAGTAGGTGTCGTACTTGGCCAGCTGCGCCGGATCGCCGTACTTTTGGCAGACGTGGTCGAAATGCGCTTGCGAGAAGGCCTGTTCGGGTGAGGCACTGGGGCTTGGCCCGGCGAGGAACACCACCAGGTCCTTGAACTCCGGCCAGGTGCGCGGGCGCAGGGTGTCGCCCGCCCAGTCGAGAATCGACAGATCGCCGGCCTCGGTGTCCACCAGCAAGGTGCGCTCGGCATCGAGCGTGCGGATCTGGGAGGTCTTGCCGGCACCGGGTACGCCCACGAGGGCGACCTTGGCGCAGCGTTTTTCTGACAAGCGCTGGTCAGCACTGATGATTGGGAGTGCCATCACTTGCCCTCCCCAACGATTGCCAGGCGGAAGGCCGGCTTGGCGGGTTTGAGGGTGCGGGCAGCCTCGAAGGGGCGGCGCAGGGTTTCGGGCCAGGCGGCGAACTTGCGCTCCGACACCGAATACTTCACGTCGATGTATTCGGCCGGGTCGTCGCCGTTGCTGGCGATGCGCTGCGCGATGGCGGCCAGTTCATCCTGATCCCAGGACACCGATTTCTTGATCTCGACCGTGATGGCCAGATCGCCGTCGGTCAGGTGCGTGGTGCCAGTGTCCTTGCCGGCGTCGAGCAGCTGCGCGCGGGCGGCGTCGCCGTAGAGGTCATCGAGCGCGGCGGTCAGCTGCTCACGGGCGTGGCCAATGCCACGGTCCATTTCGGCGAGCAGGACGGAGAGTTCCTGCAGCGCCGGCTTGGGCAGCGCCTTGATGCGCTCGCGGGTGAGGTCTTCGAGTTGGAGGGGAAGACTGCCGATGTCGAGGACGGTGGCAGCCGGTTGTGGGGTGGCCGCGAGGGCCGTATTCAGGGTATCGCTGGTCATGGAAATGCTCCTGTGAAGGTTTGCGGGTTTCGGCCCGTCGCGCGCCGTGCCTTGTTGCAAACTTTCCCAGCCGAGATTCCGCAACCCGTTCCGCAGATTCCGCAGACTGGTTCCGCAAACTCACATTGGCTTCTGCGGAATCACCTTCTCAAAGCCCCTGTTCACGCCGATTCCAGTCCAGACAGCGTTCCGCAACACGTTCCGCAAAACTTGCGGAATCACTTGCGGAATCACTTGCGGAACGCTCTGCGGAATCCGCTGCGAAACGGCCGTCCTGCGCTGCAGACGCAAAAAAGCCCAGTCTGGACAAACCAGCCGGGCGATCCGGGGCTCAGGGTCGGCACCTTCTCAGGTGTCAGATACGGGAATGGGGAGGATCAGATCAGCCAGCTACGGTCCTCTGGGGGAATCTGCAGCTGATAGCGATCGTCTTCACGCAGGAAGCGAATGAAGGTGCGATAGACGCGGGGCTTGCGGTCGAAGACCTTGCTGGGGCTGAATTTCTCAGCCACCGAACCGACCTTGTCGCGCAGGCCGGCGTTGTCCATCTCGTGGTCCAGGTCATCGATCAGTGCGAGCAGTAATTTGCGCTCACGCGGTTCGAGCTTGATAGCCTCGCCGTCGATGTAAACCACACCATCGGGCGCGAGATAGCGAAGCGTGGTCCCCGGTGCGGCCTCGTCCAGACGCTGTACGCCAGGGGCAGGATGGCGATCCGCAAAGAATGCGAAGCTGTGCGCTTCGATCTGGCCAACGGTGATGAGACTGCGCACATCGAAACCCGTCAGCGGCGAAGCCTTGGGCAGTGGCACCTCGCTGCTGGTCAGGATCACGCAGGATTGCAAGGCCTGATCGGCCGCGATCTGCTCTCGCAGACGAAGCGCCACTTCAACCTGGTGCAGCTGGCGGCCAAAGTACCAGGTCACACCCTTGCCGCGCTTGACCGTACTGGTACCCAGCCGCCACAGCTGCCAGGCGCGTTCGTCCGCAAAGGTGTCCTTGTCGATGGCCTTCATTCCGTTGGGGCTGAAGTCCAGGCCCACCAGGAGCTTGATGATCAACCGTGGCAAGGCCAGGCGATACATCTGGCGCACATAGGCCGGCGCTACGATGGGACCGCACTCCGGACACATCTGCAGCACCTGACCCTCACACACTGCGTAGGATTTCGGGGGATCATCGACCACCCGTGCCAGTTCCATCCAGCAGTCGTAGCAGGTCGCCGACGGCAGATCGTAGTCCTTGATCAGCAGCCCCACCTCCATCAATGTCTTGGCGGCTCTCGACCATTCCCCCTCGAAGACCGCCTTGCCATTGATCTGCTGCTCAGGGAACTCCAGCAACCGGCACATCAGCGCCGTCGCTTCTATCTGGGCTGTGCTCATACCGCCAGCGCAGCCTCATCAGCCTCGGGCTCCGGGGTGATCGTCGGCACCGGCTCATCGCTATCGACCACGTTCAGGGCGCGCAGAACCGCCTGGGCCATGGGCAGGTGCTTGGCTGGCAGGTTCTTGATGGTGGACGAGCCCGAGGAGAAGACGTTGAAGCTGAAATGGCCACGGCGGATTTTTTCGGTGGGATAGACCATCAGCGTCGCCCCGTCCAGGTTGTACTCGGCCTCGAAAGCGTGGCTGACCTTCAGGCGGGCACGGGCGAGTGCCAAGGCGTCGGGCTCGGATTCGGCCTCCGACGCTTCAAAGTGAATGTGCTGGCCGCTGCTGTTCATCGGCGCAAACTGGGCGCGGCGCAGGCGCACCTTGCGAATGCCATAGCGTCCCCAGTCCTCGAACGGGTCCAGTCCATCGCGCAGTGCGTTGAGGCGGTAGCGCTTGGGCTCGATCTCTTCCGGCTTGATCTCGTGCCCGACCAGGTGTTTACCGAACAACTGCAGCACAGCTTTGTGGTTTTTGGCGCCACCCTTGACGATGGTTTCGACCAGCCCAGTCTGCGGGTCGTACAGCAGCGCCGTTTCCAGCGCGATGCGGGTGGTGATGCGGCTGAAGTGGTTCTGGCTGAAATGCGCCAGGGCGGTCACCGGCCCTTCGACGTAGAGTGTGATCTGGATGTGGTGCTCGCGCTGGCTGACCTCAATGTGTGTAGCCTTGCCGGCACCGGCCTTCTTGTAGATGTCGGCCACCGCCTGGCTGAAGGTTTCCAGCGCTGCCCGATCCGCTGTGGGGTCCAAGCCCGCTTCGATGCGGTGCTTCTTCCAGTATTTGCCGTTGGTCTTGGCCAGGAAGGACAGGTGCAGTTCGGTCTGGCGGAAGGCCTCGTCGCGGAAAGTGAACATCCACATCGCCTTCTCACGGTCGTCGCGGTCAGCGAAGGCTGTCAGCACCGCCTCGTCTTCGGCGCACTTGAGCAGGAATTCCTCCGCTGCCAGCGGGTTGGCCATCAGATGACAGCGGCGCAGGTCGTCGTACCAATAGCCCAACGCATCGGCGATGGCCTTGCGCTGCTCGCCCGTCATCTCGCGGATGGGCAATTCTGTGGCCAGCGCTTCAACCGCCTGACTCACCATGGCCGGCAGCGTCCCCTCTTCCTGCGTCCAGTCCAGCGTCAAGTGCGGGCCGAGAACATGGGCCTCCGTGAACTCGCGCAGCGTCGGCATGCCAATGTGACGCAGGAAATGGGGTGGGTTGAATACGCTCATGCTCGGCTCCTTTGCTTGTTGTTGTCTCCAGAACCGAACTCAGCGCACGATCTTGCGGGTCAATCCGACCACCACGCCCACGATGTCCAGTTCACCGTCTGGCAGGATCAAGGGATAGGCCGGGTTGTGCGCCTTGAGCGCCCGCTGGCCTCTCTCGATCACCAGTTCCTTGAGCGTGAATTGATCGTTCACCCGCGCCACCACGAAGTCCCCGACTGCCGCAGCGCGCCGGGTATCGACGATGGCCATATCGCCATCGTCGATGTGGGCGTCCGTCATCGAGTCGCCCCGCACGCGGATCACCAGGGTGTCCGGCGGGGACTCGATCAGGTACTCGTCCAAATAGAACGGCTGGGTCGCAACATCCGCCACCTCGGTCGGAAGACCGGCTTGTACCGCGCACTCCGCTAAAGGTCGCTCGAAGAAGCGCTTGCCGGGTATCCAGACCCCGTCGCTGTTGCGTTCGAGGTAGCCTTGCTTGGCCAGGCGCTCGAGGATGGTCTTGACCGCAGAGCGTGCCGCCACGCCCATGACAGGCAGCAGCTTGTCATAGGAGGGAAAGGCATGGGCTTTGGCGTAGTGGCGCTGCAGGGCGGCCAGATACTCCGGATCGCGTTCGTTCATTTCACATTCAAGAACATTTGTTCTATTGAATTGTATGAGAACGAATGTTCTGCCGTCAAGAAAAAACAATCAATCAGCTGGCTGCGCCGCCATGGGCGTGCTCATGACAGCAGCCACCAGACCAGCAGCACCACAAGGGCCAACAGGCCTACCAGGGTGACGGCACAGCCTTTCAAGGGAGGCAGTTCAATCTCCTCCTCTTCCTTGGGCTGGCGGTAGCGCTTTTTGATTTGCCCGAAACGGTCGAAGTAATGGCTGACTTTTCCGTATTGGCCTTCCAGGCGCGACCAGCGATCCGATTGCACCTGTCGGACAGCCGAATACACGTTGTTGGCCAGATCCATCTGCCGTCGGGAATCAGCGCCTGCGAATAATTCACGCCAGAAGATGTCCACGGCGTCGCGCAGTGCCGACCCGGCAATATCCTCCGGAGTTAATTCCCGCTCCAGCCGTGCCAACATCAGCTTCTGCTCTTTTTGCGGTAAGCGGATGTCGCGCTGTTGGGCAATTCGATAACAGGTATCACCAACAGGCTTGAGCCGGGTGTTTGCGCGCTTGACCGTGCTGACAGCTTCAGACTTGGTCATCCTCAAGCCAACGATTACTGACCGGATATGGCTTGATGGTAATCATCTTGGCTTGGCAATTCGCGCCAATCCGGCTTCACCTCTCGGGCCAGATAGTCGGCCAATGGCAGAGGCAGGCTGTTGCCGCCCGTGTCTTGGACTTGAACATCGGTCGGTTGGCCGTTGGTGTAGATGACGTAAAGCCCACGGTAGCTGCTTGCCATTGTTTCTCTCCTGATGGGGTGCTGTATGGGCAACATCATATGAGAACATATGTTCTTTCGTCAATCACTCCATCACAACCACCTCCACCGCCTCCCGCA